GAAATGGAAATAATTAATAATATGGATTTTAAGAAATTTGATAAAAATAAAATGATACGTCTATTCTTTTATCAAATATTATCTAGAATATTTAAAGACCGTGATGTATTTGATGATTTAACATATGAATATATGAAAGACCAATCATCACAAGAAATTGAAAAAGAAAAACGTAAAAATTTACGTGTTTATGCTGTTCTTAACCAAGAAGGAAAAGAAGATGTTAAAAATATATTGAATGTTATGAAAAAATTAAGATTAATTGATTATCAAAATTTCTCCGATTTCATGGCTCAAGATATTCAATCACAATCTGATTATCATCAATCAGAAATTAATCCTGATGAATTAGCTGACCAAATTGTTAAAAATGAAAATATTGAAGGTCACGAAGCTGAAGAATACAGAAGACAACAACAAATCGAAAGAGAAATACAAAATGAAGAACTCACATATGTTAGAGGAGAAGATGATGATTTTGATGATGATTTTTAACTTATAAAATTATTTCAATTGGTTTAACATTAATTTTTTTTAATCTGGAATTTTCAGAAATTATTTTTACAAAATCATTTCTAGACATAATATTATTATCATCTTCTATGATTCCCATATAATAATTATTTTTATTATCAACTTTTAGATACCATCTAATTTGATTATTATCAAATCCCAATAATTTATTTAAATTGTTCGAATTATATTGAAAATCTAAATCTATCAATTCTAGACCCATATGTCCTAATACCAAAAATTCTGAAAAATATTCTCTAAATTGATTCACATCTAGAATAAATCCATAAAACTTTTTATTTTCCATTTTATTATTTTTTTTATTTAATATTTTTATTTAATATTTTTATTTAATATTTTATTGTTTTATGTTTTATTGTTTGATTTTTTAATGATTTATATTAAAATAGTTTCAATTTTATTTTTCTCTATAATCATTAATAGTAAATGGAAAATCCTTTTCGTCGTAAGAAAATATGTAATAATTATGATAATATTGATATTTTAAAACCATTACCCGAAGGAAATGATCCCAATCAAAAATATTTAAATTCACAAACTTCTTCAGGTTATCCATTAATTGAAATTCGTAAAAATGACACATATTATTCAACAAAAAGTGAATTATCAACAACAGAAATGATTAATGTTTCAAATAATATTATATCACATATAACACATTTTAGATTTAATAAAAAAGTATATATATTAAAAGACTTAAAATTTCAGACACTTTATCAAAGTGAATATCAAGAATTAATATCTGATAATTCATTGATATCATCTTATCAACATCATTTTAATAATTTACATGATAAACCAAATTTACAAACTCCGATTAAAGTTAATTATTTTAAATCAAAATCCCATGATGGACATCAAGGAACCACTAAAAAAGATTTTAAAAATCTAGAATATTATCATTTTCGCGTTTATCAAATTATTTTATATTATTTCATTCTTAAATTAAATATTGAAACACGAAAGAGTAATCATGATTTACCTTATCATTTACGTCTTAATTATTATTCTTTTCGTTCAGAAGTCATCAAAATTATGTATCATCCAATTATTAATCTTTATAAATATATTATGACTGTTGGTGTTTATCGAACGAATAAAGATAATGGATTTATGTTTTATTTAGAAGTATATTTCCGACCCCAAAATCTCGATGTAATTATTGAAAAATGTTTAGTTATAGGTGTATTTAGTCAAGATAAAATAATATTTAGTAATATGGATGGTATAAATAATTCTAGAGATAGTAAAAAAAATATAGATATTTCAAAAATAACTGATGAAAATGATGATATTCTAGGGACATCTTATCAAACTATTTTAAAATTATCACAAACAACAGATGAAGAATTAATAAAGAAAGGTATTCATCCAACAAGCAATAATATTTTATCACGCGATATAGATTTAACTAATAAATATCAATGTTTTAAACCAGATAATCAAATATATCATCCCGCTAAAACATATAATGATTGTTTATCTTATACAAATGAACTTGGAAAAACAGGAGTTTGGGATAAACCATGTGAGAAAGATGATGAATGCCCTTTTTTTCAAAACAATAAAAATTATCCTAATAATAGAGGCAAATGTCAAAATGGATATTGTGAATTACCACTTGGAATGAAACCAATTGGATATAAACATTTCACAAAAGATAAACCATTATGTTATAATTGTCATAAAAATGAAGAAATAATAACAGCTGATGGAAATAGTTTAATTCGAGAACGTATATGTAGTGGTGTTGAATGTAATAAATGTTGTGATTTACAAACTAATAAAAAATTATATCCGAATATCATTTCTCCAGATTATGCTTTCAAAGGTGATTATGTTGATAGAATTAATCAACAATCTTCATTAGAAAAATTAAATTTAGGACTTAAAAAATTAATTTAATAATATTCTTTTCTATTCATTTGTTTTCTATTCATTTGTTTTCTTTTCATTTGTTTTCTTTTCAATTTTAATCCATGATTGTTCAATATAATATTTTTTAGCTCCTTTATGTATTGGAATTGTATCTTCAATAAATGTCATTTCAGATGGTATAAAAGCATCAATTAATTCATTATTTCGATGTTGTGTTTTTAAGAAATTATTAACACCAAATTTTAAATTTTCAACATTTTGATAAATTTTTTTAGTTAAATCATAAATGATTTTTGGATCAAGATCATCTCTAGCAACTAGAATCTCTCTTATACCATATGTATTTATTAAAGCTGATGTATTAATATTATTATAAAAATTAGTTGTTGAAATTACTTTTTTATGTGCTAGAGGGAAATATAAATTTATAATATCATCATTTATCTCATTTGTTCCTATAAATCTTAATGACATTTTTCTTGCTAAATTAATTAAATATGGATTTTTACTATTACTTGTTAAAAATATCCCATCTATCTCTTTCTTTAATAATAAATTAGCTAATCTATTTGGTGATTCTACATTGATATATATCATGTCCTTCTCAGGATCTAAACCAACACATTGAACTAATTTAATAAAATTTTGATGTGACGCTGTATTTTTACTTGGTAAACCAATTTTATGTCCTCGTAAATCTTTCCATCCAGTTAATCCCGAATTTTGATATGTAATTAACATAAATGTATCATAAAATAAACCAGTTATCATACTAGTATTTTTTAATGGTTTATTTTTAAAAAATTCAATTCCTAAAATAGCATCATTAAAAATATTTTCTTGAACCATTACTATATCAAGTTTTCCATCACGTAATTTTTCAATCGCATCTATGCTTCCTCCTTTAATTGATAAATGATTAAGTGGATATATTGAACGAATCATTTCACCAATTTTATAATAAACAGTTTCTTGATGATATGAACCGAATCGTGGTAAATCAATAATTTTTTGTTGTCTCAGTGTGTATAATGGTAAATTATTTCCGACTATTTGATAATTTGGATTTTGATGTGTAAGTTCTTGAGATTTAAATCCTTCGGTTATATTTGTTTGATAATAATTATAATAAATATATAGACCTAGAATTAAAATGATTAGATAAAATATTTTATTGTTTGATGAATAATTTATTTTATTCGATATTTCCATTTAATATTCAAAATTATTATTTTAAAATTATATTCTATAAAAATAAATAAATAAATAAATGATTGATTTATTATTCGATTTCAATAAACCACTTCAAACAAGTATTTTAATATATTTAATCATTATTGGAATTTTATTCTATTTTAAACCTAGATTCATGTTTGACCCTAACGGAAATATCAAAAAATTTGGAACTGGTAGTGGTCGATATAGAACTGTATTTCCTTTATGGTTAATTTTATCCATTATCGCTATTCTTGTCTATTATTGTGTCATCATCATTAATTATCGAAATAATCTAAAAAGTTTATGTTTAACACTCAAAAAAGGTAAAATAGATGATTTACAAAATATTCTAGAAAATAAATGTCCATCATAAATTATCCATCCATTTTATACATTATATTACTCCAAAAATTGATTATTATCAATATCTAAATTATAAATTATTAGATTGTTAGATTGTTATCACTTGATTATATAATGGGTTTGTTTGTATCACAACCTACACAACAACCTACACAACATCCTGAAGTTATGAATAAGTTTGGAAAGAACTATTATCTTCTGAAAAATGTTTATGATACAAAAGGAAATTCAATTGAAAATCTATTCCAATAACTATTATGGATATCGGTATTAATATTGAAAAGTATCCAAATGATGCGGTTATTGGATTCGAATTATTTCTATCAGATGGAAATGTATCTTCTTCTATAGAACAAGCATGTTTTACTTATAATCGTTATGTATATTTTGACACTAATTCAGGACATATTTTTGACTATCAAACAAGAAAAATTAAATATAAGTTTGTATTTTATCTACATGCCCGTCTAAATCTTACTCTTCTGGATTTTACTATTTGTAATCAATAAATATTTTTTTTGGCTATTATTCAATATGTTAAAAATTGATATTACTATCATTGATTAATTATTGATTAATTATTGATTAATTATAAAAATGGGTTTAATTGTTTCACAACAAAAACCTACAAAAACGATGGTTCTAGATGGAAAGACATATTATCTTTTAAAAAATGTCTATGATACAAAAGATAAACCAGTTAAGAATTTATGGGGTTCTCCTATAACTGTGATTGATTCTTATATTTATTATCCTCCATCTTTTCCAGATGATGGTGTTGTTGGATTTAATACATTTTTAACCAATCCAGATGGTACACAATTATCCTATGTTGAATCACACCGCTTTTCTCATTCTAGATATGTATGGTTTGATAGTAAATATGGTGAAATTTCGGATTATGAAACAAAAGAAATTAAATACAAATTTAAATACAATCCTCTAGCTCCGACAAAATTCTTAGTTTTAAATTACTTTTGGTAATTTTATATAGTTATTATATTCTTTATTTTTTGTTTATTTTAGATAATTATATATCATAAAATTTATCTGTATATTTATTATTATTCAATTATAAAAAAGTCTTTCTTGGCATTTTTTGCTTCACGATGGGTTCAAAAATCTCGTCGGAAAAGGTTTCCAACGTTTCACCCACGGAACCACCGAAACCATCACCGAAGCCAGCATCTCGCGAGTTTTCAAAACGACCAAATGACTGGTGCCTTCCGAGAGAGCCGATTTTCTACAAACCT